AAACAAAAGAAAGTAACTCTTAATGGTGTTGTAGGTCACAAGGATTGTCGCATTGATGGAGTGACAGTGGACATCAAGAGTGCTTCCGCTCATGCCTTCAGAAAATTTGAGAATGGAAGTCTGGCATCGGATGACCCCTTTGGATATATAGGTCAACTCTCTGCCTACGCTCAAGCGGAAGGAGATGACGAAGCAGCATTCTTTGTTATCGACAAGCAGCGAGGCACACTAGCATTAACTTTTCTCCATGACATAGAAATGGAAAATGCTTCTCAAAAGATAACTGACATTAGAAGTTATCTTAAATCTGATGACCCACCTCCTCGTTGTTATCCTGATGTACCCGAAGGCGCTTCAGGAAACCGTAAGCTTGCTATTGGGTGTGTCTTCTGTCCTTATAAAACGGGATGCTGGCACGATACTAATGGTGGAGTAGGGCTTCGTACCTTTCAGTATGCTAATGGCCCACGGTTTCTAACTTACGTAGCAAGAGAACCTAATGTTCCTGAAATATGAAAACTCAAAGTGCAAAGAGTAAAGGAAGGAGGCTGCAACAGTGGTTCAGAGGGTTGTTAATAACGACCCTCCACATAGACGAAGCTGACTTGGAAAGCAGAAGTATGGGAGCAGGTGGTGAGGATATCATGATGGCGAAAGCCGCTCGTCACTTGTTCCCTTACTCTGTCGAGTGTAAGAACCAAGAGAAACTTAATGTATGGTCTGCATATGAGCAGGCAGAAACTAACGCTGGAAAGTTTGAACCTCTGGTAGTGATAAAGAAGAACCGAAGGAACCCGTTAGTTGTTATAGATGCAGAATACTTTGTTAATTTACACAGAGCACATGAATAAATTAAAATTAGATTTGTTAAATATCCTGCAGGAATATCATTATAAAGATTCTCCTGAACGCTCCCTCTTTTTGGCTGTTATCCTTCAGGCACTGCTAGATGCAACCAAACCTATGCGTAGCGACGAGTCCTCACAGGCTATCACTTACAGAGAACGAGCTATCAGTTGGTTTGCTGCATCTATCGGAGTGACGGCAACAAACTTCATAGAGGTATGTGACATGGCAAATCTTGATTCTGTGTATGTACGAAACTTTGCTTACAAGGTTATTCATTCCAAAGAGAAAACTTTTATTCGACATAGAATTAACCAGGTGTTACAAACAGATAGGATATAGGAGAATATGGGAAAAGGAAAAGCTTTACAAGAACAGGTAGGAGGTGTTCACTATAAGGAATGTAAAATACAACCTACTGAATACATCATGGCTAACAAACTGAATTTTTGCGAAGGTAATGTTATCAAGTATGTCACAAGACATCGTGTTAAAGGCGAAGGGTTAAATGATTTGTTAAAGGCCCGACATTATATTGACCTGTGTATAGAGCTAGAGTATGGGGGAGAGAATGTTTAAATCGAGTAGGAATCCACAGTTTCGTTCAAAGTTTTCAGAAGATATATTTTATACAAAATATTCTCATGAGGGTGCAGAAACTTTTCATGAGTTAGCTTGCACGTTAGTTAATGATGTGTGTAGAGAAACCATGAGTAAGGATGAAAAGGAAGCATTGATTGACCACATTTCTAATCTCCGATTCATTCCCGGTGGACGCTACTTGTACTATGCAGGCAGAGAAAAGAAGTTCTTTAACAATTGTTATCTATTGAAAGCAGAAGAAGATACGAGAGAAGACTGGGCTGACCTCAGTTGGAAATCGGAGAGCTGCCTCATGACGGGCGGCGGTATCGGAATAGATTATTCTGTCTACCGCTCTGAAGGACAGAGCCTGAAGGGAACAGGAGGAATTGCATCTGGTCCCATACCTAAGATGATGATGATTAATGAGATAGGACGGCGTGTGATGCAGGGCGGCTCACGTAGGTCAGCTATCTATGCATCTCTTAACTGGAAACATCCTGATGCAGAGAAGTTTCTTACCATCAAAAACTGGAATGATATGCCTGTAGGAAATACAGGTCAGACATTATTTGATGTGAAGCAGGCTGACTTTGATTTTCCTGCTCCTCTGGATATGACCAACATCTCTTTGAACTATGATACTGAGTGGTTGCTTGAATACTGGAAGACAAATGAGGTAGGCGATATCTTTTTACAGAATGTGCGGCAAGCTTTATCAACAGCAGAACCGGGATTTTCTTTTAACTTCTTTGAACAGGAAAACGAAACATTAAGAAATGCCTGTACCGAAGTTACTTCCGAAGATGATTCAGATGTGTGCAATCTGGGAAGCCTGAACTTTGCTCGTATCGGTGACATTAACCAATTGAGAGAGGTCGTAGACCTAGCAACCAAGTTTCTTATCTGCGGCACACTCAGGGCAGACCTTCCTTATGATAAGATATTAATGGTGCGTACCAAGAACAGACGCTTGGGCTTAGGTCTTATGGGCTTGCATGAATGGTTGCTTCAGCGTGGACTGAAATATGACACCACTCCTGAGCTGCATAGATGGTTAAAAGTGTACGAAGCACAGTCAGATAAGACTGCAGCAGAGTTTTCTAAGTTTAATGCTGTCTCCTGCCCAGTAGGAGTACGTGCGATAGCTCCTACAGGAACGATAGGCATTCTAGGAGGAACCTCCACAGGCATTGAACCTATCTTTGCAGTAGCCTACAAGAGAAGGTATATGAAGAACCGTCGCTGGCATTACCAGTATGTCGTAGACAGTACAGCACAGGAGATGATAGAACTTTATGGCATAGCACCGGATAAAATTGAGTCAGCTCTAAACCTTGCAACTGATTATGAAAGACGAATGAAGTTTCAGGCTAATGTGCAGGAATATGTAGACATGTCTATTTCCAGTACTATTAACTTACCTGAATGGGGAACAGAACATAACAATGAAGCGGGAGTAGAAGCCTTTGCTCATACGTTAGCGAAGTATGCTCATAGACTGAGAGGCTTTACCTGTTTCCCTGATGGGTGCAGAGGAGGACAGCCCCTTACCCCTGTTCCTTACAAGGAAGCTATCTCTAAGTTAGGAGAAGAATTTGAAGACAATATACAGGCCCATGATATATGCACCATCTCAGGGTCTGGAGGAACTTGCGGAGTATAATTTTTTTCTTGACAAGTCATTCAAAATATGAGATAATACTATCCTTGATAGGAGAAAGCAGGCTAATGCAGCTTTCCCTATTCCTTGTCTAAGAAAAAGAAAGGATTTTATTATGCTTTTACAACACTTTAAAGATACACCGCCCTATGTGTGGGATAGTTTCTTTCGTCACTCTGTAGGTTTTGATAGAATGTTCAGTCATTTAGAACGAATGCGTGGAGTTCTTCCTACCTATCCTCCTCATGATTTACTTAAAACAGATACCGGGTATCAGATAGAAATGGCTATTGCTGGATTTTCCAAGGATAACCTTACTATCGAATTGAAAGATGATATTCTTGCTATCAAAGGGGAACTCAAGAACGAAGATAAACATCCTGAATACCTTCATAAGGGAATAGCAGAGAGAAAGTTTGTAAAGAACTTTTCTCTGTGTGAGCATGCAGATGTATCAGACATCACACTCAGGGATGGCGTACTTACGATTCAAATCGCAATCAACGTTCCTGAAAAAGAGAAACCAAAACTTCTCCCAATCAATTAAGATGCAATTCATAACAGTAGGCAACAGAAGATACCCACGAGTTTCTTTACGGTGGAAAGACATCGTAGGAGATTCAGCTATGCAGTCCTCAAAAGAATCCCGACAACTGGTATGTCCAACAATATGGACAGAAGGATATATTTTTGATTCTTTTGAAGAAGACGGAGAAACTTATGTACGTACTTTTTCTACGTGGGCTGAAATAGATGAGGAGGTAAGTTTTGGAGACAGAAATTGTTTCCCTATAAGTGTACTTATCTCTGAAAGCAAAGACGAATTAGAAAGAGCTTTACTGTTTATGAAAGAAGATAGAGATTAACCAGAAGAGGGGAGGAGAAATTCTCCCTTCTCTTAACAGAGATAGGAACCACAATGACTGATATACCTACTATTTATATAGGCTATGACCCCGCTGAAGACAGAGCCTATAAAGTTTTAAGAGAATCAATTTTATATACCACTTCGGAACCTGTAAGAATAGTTCCTCTAGTTCAATCTTCTTTACGTCACATGGGAATCTATCGTAGAAGCTGGGAAAGAGATAAGGATAATCCAAAGAATAAAATTGATAGTATAGATAAAAAACCATTCTCAACTGATTTCAGTTTCTCACGATTTCTAGTACCTCTTCTCAATATGTATTCTGGATACGCTATTTTTATGGACTGTGATATGTTAGTTCGGTCTGACATCATGGAAGTATTTAATGTAACGAAGAGCGCTAATCCTTCTACTGCTTTATGGTGTGTCAAGCACCATTATACACCTACTCAAACTTTAAAGATGGATGGTAAAGTTCAAACACAATACTCACGTAAAAACTGGTCAAGTTTTATTCTTTGGAATTGCTCACATGACGCGCATAAAAATCTTACTGTCGATGATGTCAGTACTAAACCGGGATTGTGGCTCCATAACTTTCGATGGTTAGCTGACCTGCCTTTTGCTACTATAGATGGTCCTTATCCTGCAGAAGATATGCGTGTTTCTTATCACAATGAATTGATAGGAACTCTTCCTGAAGAATGGAACTGGTTAGATGGACATTCCTCCGAACAGATGCGTCCGAAAAATGTTCATTTCACAACAGGTGGGCCGTGGTTTTCTGAGTGGAGTGCTACTCGTGCCAAGGATGCCAGCTATGCAGCTGAGTGGGAACAATACAATAGCCTTTTAGAGATGGATGAGATACTAGGAAAGAAGACCACTCTAAAGTGGAAAAAAATAAATGACAGCTAAAATTAATGTTATCACTTCTTTCTCGGAAGAGGGTTGGAAAGATTATGCACAGAAGATGGTTAACTCTGCTGCCGAACATTGGGGTCCAACCCTACACCTGACAGCCTTCTATCATGATTTTGATTTACTTTCCTGTAATCCTGTAAAATCTCCAAACATAACTTATCGAAACCTCAATGAGATAACGGATATGCTGGAGTTCAGAGAAAGCCATAAAAGATATGATGGAACTCTTGGTGGAGACATGCCCTACAACTGGAAGCATGATTGTATAAAGTTTTCCCATAAAGTATTTGCTCTAACAGAGTTTGCTTTTGAGCTATGTGCAGACAGCAAGAAACCGGGATGGCTGGTATGGCTGGATGCGGATACCACCACAGACCGGCGCTTTACCATAGAGGACATGGAATCTTGTCTTCCTGCTAAAGCAGAGCTTGTTTATTTAGGAAGGCAGAGCTTTGAATATAGTGAAACTTCTTTTGTAGGATTCAATCTCAACCACCGCCCTGCAGTAGACCTACTAGGTGACCTTCGTGGGCAATACATCTCAGGTGAAGTTCTTAATTACAGAGAATGGCATGATGGTTTTATTTTTGAGAGGCTCTTGATTATTTATAATGCTCATGGAATGAAAAGTCATGACTGGACAGGACATATTAAAGATATAAAAAGTATGACCAAGGGCAAGCAGGCATTTGACCAAGCTCCTATCGGAAAGTTCATGACCCATTTCAAAGGGAAGAAGAAGAAACTTTATAAAGATAAACATTCCGAAGACATGGTTATGCCAGCGAAGAGATATCAGCAGTTACTTGACGCTGTTCTATTTTATAAACCTAAAACAATTGTAGAGACAGGTGCGTTTAATGGACAACGAGCTATTCAACTATCTTTAGCTGCATTCGAGCACACAGATTATGTAAGTTACATAGGTTATGATTTGTTTGAGGATGCTACAAGTGAACTGGATGAGATAGAATTCAACAGTAAGGACCATAATACCTTACAGGTAGTACGAAAAAGATTGGAAGAGTTCACTAAGAAAATAAAGAAAAAAGGAAAGACATTTACTTTTAGGTTGATAAAAGGAGACACTAAAGAAACACTTCAACATCCTATTATTATTGATACACCTGAAGGTGAGCGAACTTTACATCCTAACCAAGCTGATTTAGCATTCATTGATGGTGGTCATTCAGATGCTACTGTGCAGCATGACTACGCTACTTTAAAAGATGTACGTATCATTATCTTGGATGATTTTATAAATCCTATGGAAGAAAAGAAAGAAGAAGCTCTTCATTACTGTGCAGTCAACAGATTATATGATACTATTGAGAATAAAAGAAAATGGGTGCTTCCTTCTGCTGACCCTATCTATGCTGAAAGTACACAAATAGGTTCTACGCATCTGGCTATCGTTCTAAATGATGATTCAGAGGAAACAACACCGCCCCCTCCTCAACATCTCTTTCAGGTTCCTATTATAGTTCAGCCAAAAGATTGTGTTCCCAAAGAATACATTCAGAACAACATACAATCAAATACTCAGATGATTAATAAATGGGTAGGAAGAGCTAAAAGAAATAATGAAGTAGCTATCATGGTGTCTGGTGGAGCCAGTACGAACTGGAAAGAACTGGAAGCTGTGATTCAGCATGAGGGAGAAGAGAACTGTAAGATTGTTTGTGTGAAGCACTCCTATCCAGACCTTCTTAAACACGGCTTCAAACCGTGGGCCTGTGTTATTCTGGACCCCCGGCCTGTGACAGGAACGAGCACCCACGGGATAGTTCGTTCAACTCTGTTTGAAAATGTACATGAAGACACTACTTTTATGTTGGCTTCAATGACAGACCCATCAGTGACAGAGCTTGTTAAAAGTAAAACAGATAAGGTCATAGGCTGGCATGCATTTTCTGAAGCTCTGCGAACTCCTGACCAACAGGGAAAGCAGCCGCGCGACAACAAACTTATTGTAAAAGAAGAACTAGGGATGGAAGAAGGAGCTACATTGATTGTAGGAGGCACCTGTGCAGCTATGAGGGGCATAGGTATTATGCATACTCTGGGCTTCCGCTATTTCCATCTATTTGGTTATGATTGTTGTTTTGAAGAACCAACCGAAGAACTTCAGGAATTAAAAGATGACCAAGGAAAGCCCAAATATATTAAGGTGAGCGTAGACCACACACCTTACTGGACTACTGGTGAGTTACTGGCAATGGCGCAGGATTGTGAGAAATTATTCGCACGGGATGATATAGACATGGATATAAATTTTCATGGAGAGAACACCTTAGTGGCTTCGTTGTGGAAGACCTCTCCAATACAGAAACTCAAGCATTATACGGAAGTTATAGGAGGATAACATGGCATTAGGAATTGCAGAAGCCGTTGTTGGAGTGGTAGGCAGCGTACTTGATAAGTTTGTAGAGGATAAAGACTTACGTGCCAAGCTTAATCATGAACTGAAGACTCAAGTTCAACAAGCTAATATGGCACAGATAGAAGTGAATAAAGCACAAGCTGCTCATCCTTCTATCTTCGTAGCTGGGGCTAGACCTGCTATCATGTGGATATGTGCCTTTGGTCTAGGCTGGCAGTTTGTATTTCAACCTGTTTTTATATGGGTACTAGCTGTTACATCCTATAGTGTGCCAATGCCTGTCATACCTACGGATGGGTTGCTTACCCTTACCCTCTCGTTGTTAGGTTTGGGCGGCATGAGAAGCTTTGAGAAAATGAAAGGGATACATAGGGAGAACTTACAGTGAAAGACTGGCTATTTGAATTAGGAAGCTTAACGCTGATAGGAGCAGCAGTTTTTATACTAATGTTGGGATGGAAAGAAGTAGCAGCTGCCGAACTCATAAAAGAAAAAGTATATACTCTTGATGAGGACGGCAGATACTTTGTGAGGCTCTCGTGGACGCCAAAACCTACTCATGACATTCGGATAAATACTGACGATATAGGTGTAGTAAAAGCTGAAATAGGCATATGGTTGAACTAAACGAAAAACAAGAAAAGTTTGCCCAAGCTTATATTGTTAATCGCAATGCAACTCAGGCAGCCCGTGCTGCAGGATATGCTGAAGCGTCTGCATATAATCAGGGATATAGACTACTTCAACATCCATTGGTACAGGAACGTATCGAAGAACTTGAAGGAGAACTTGAAACCAGCGTTGATGTTATAGAAGAAATTGAAAGTCAATATACTTTTGCCAAACAACAGGGCAACACCAACAGTGCTATCAAAGCTTTAGAACTCCTCTCGCGCATACGTGGTAACAAGAGTGATAAAGAAGACATCAACCATGAGGACTTACGTTCCCGTATAGTAGGTTTCATGGAAATCCTTGGCAAGGAAGAAATTGACTCTCTTGTAGCCAAGTGCAAGTTTGATTAAACACTGAAGCTTTCTCCACACCCACATAAAGACTTGGCATTAGGATTGTCTATCTTTAGTATAGACCCTACAATATCCTTTCTGTAATCTATTGTAGTACCTGTAACAAACATAATCGCTAACGGGTCAATAAATAAATTTCCTGTGGTCAGCGATATCTTTTCTGATGCTGGACTGTCTTCCTCTAGTAGCGACCACACATAAGAAAAACCGGAACATCCCCCTCCCTTAACAGACAAAAGAACTCCCTGAGATTCAGGTGAGTTCTTCAGTATGCCTGAAAGATGTTCATCGGCTGTTGAGGTTAGTGTAATCACCACTATGATTTTCCGTTACGCTTGTTCCAAAGCTGAAAGAGCGTGAGCACCTTTTCTTTTAATACCTGTATATCCGCATGCATCTTAGCTAATATTATAATAAGAGATATCAATGCAAGAAGAATAGGCCATGAGGTACGAAGTAGTTCCATCCAATCCATTTCAATACTCTACTTCTCTACTGAGGAGTTACAAATTTTGCTAACAAACTATCCAGCTTGTTCTCCATCCTGTCAAATCTTCCCAATAGCTTTTCCATATCTCTTTGCATTTCAGCTTTAATTTCAGTAACCTCTTTTGCCAACTCATCTCTGGTTGCATAAATTCTGGGAAGTTCTTCACGAGTATCGCTCATTCTACGTTTTATATCTAGCATCTGTTGAGTTACACCCCTCATCCACCACATAAATCCCCCAGCAGCGAGGCTTAAAATGGCGTTCCAGAGCATTGTTGGGTCTGTTGGCATAGCAGGTTCCTTCTCTTTATTATGTTTAACCTAAGACTTTTTTAACATATTCTTCTACTGTGATATCTTCTCCTCCACCATGCCAAGCTCCGATTATTTCTTTTATCTCTTCTTCACTAAGATTATCTAGGTCGTACCCTTCATTCTTATTTTCTGTTCTAAGAATTTCAGCCTTACGTCTAAATAACTGGTTACCTAGTTGCCAATATAATGCTTGCTCTTCTTCTGATAGACCTTCACTGCCCCATTTGTACGTTCCTTTTTCAGGATTGTAATCTTCCTTACCAGGAGTATCAGAGTATTCATAGATTTCCTCGTATCCTTCCTTCTCTGGCTCTCTACCAAATTCCAGACCTTTTGTTTGTTCCTCTATAAGCTCATATTTAAATTGACGTAGTTCAGGAGTCAGGTTCTCATCTGATATATCCAGCAAGGATTTTTTTGTCATCTGCAACGGACCAAAAGCAGAGGAACCTTCTAAGGGAGCATAACTGGTACGTACCCAAGGATTCTTGTATCCTTTAGTTTCATGAGATGCAATTTTTTCCAGTATATCCTTTATTGTAGGAGAACTTTTTTGACTTGGAAAAGCCATTCCAGCTCCAACTATACCACCTTCCTGCAAACGAGGATTAGGAGACTGCTGCAGATAAGCCATAAGTTGCTGACCTATCTCTACCTGTCTATCAGTGTAGGGATAAGGACCCTCCATAAATTCTTGACCCTCTACTATAGGCCCGAATAGCATATTTCCCATCACTTGGTCAGCGTAACTTGTTTCAAACCATTTATCCTGTGTACGCTGTTCTGGCGTTTCTCTATTCTGGGCATTACGATAATGGTTTTGTGTAATCTTTTTCTGGACCGGATTACTCTTCATTATATATTTGAATTCATCAGTCATCTTCTTGACCACTGGGTCCATAGTTTTAAGACCATGAATAGCTTCACCTATAACAAGATTTTCCAGATTAGGACCACTGATTTCCTTATTATATATTTCTATTAAAGGAGTTCCTGCCATAGGATTATCACGTTCTTCAGCAGGATAATACTCTGCGTATCCTCCCTTTCCTTCTGGACGCTCTGCTCTTCGTGCTTTGATTCCGTATTTATTCAGCATTGGCTCGTAAGGAGAAGTCAACCATTCTGTTTCATCCACTACTTCTCCTGAAGTTATAGGCCCTCCAAATTCTTTACTAATAAGACCACCTTCTTTATTTTCTACGCGACTACCTGAAGGTGCTCCTGCTCCTGAAGGTGTTCCTCCTCCTGAAGGTGTTTGAGTACTCGAAACAACAAGTGGCTTACGTCCAGCAATAATTTCCTCTAACCTATTACTAAAGAATTGTGATTGGCCCATAACAGGAACAGCTTGTTTCAAAGTAGTTAGGTTGGGTCTTTCTATAGCTCTTTCTGCCTGTGCTACTGTCGGTCCTAAAATAGCTCCCAAGGGACTCGAACCAAATTCTACAGACCTTTTTGCATCTACAGCAAACTGGAAAGAACCTAAGAAACCACTACGATAAATATTATCCCAGAATCTATCCCAAGGAGTCCACTTTTTCTTTCGAGGACTTTTTCCGTAACCACCATATTTAGCAACATCACGAAGGTCAGAAGCTACATTAATAACAGCCATCATTCCTACACCTGTAGCAAGGATATTAAGCCTGTCCAGATTCTTTTCTGTAGCTGGTACTCCTCTTCCTCCCATAGCTTCCGGTGCAAACTTTCGATACCATCTTTTCATAATAGTATTGCCGAAAACAGTTTGGAAACCTTTAAGATTTGAAATCATACCAAACCGTGCATCTGAATGCCAATAAGGACGATTAGTTACACGAGGATTTACTATGACATCATTGATAAAACGAATTCTCCCCGTTTTCATTTTCTCAAAGAAGGCTCCTTGCTGGGGGCGTCCTTGTTTGTACCATTTGACAGCTTCATCGGCATCCATACCTAAGTCAGCTAATTGACGAGCAAATCTTTCTTGAGCGTTACGTGATAAATTAGGATTGGTAGCGAGAGCTTTGATATTGGATTCGATTAGATTTTGTCCTACTTGGTCAGAGAATATTCGTGTCAGTTTTGTCCACTGAGACAATAATGTGGCATCAAAGAAAATAATATTCCATTTGTTTACTTCTCCACCAAATCCCTGAACAAGACGCTGAAGCATGCTGTTCTCACCTGTATCCAACGCCATACCAATATCACGAGCCATGATATCTGCTTCACTTCTGGATACTCCACGGAATGCAGTTCGTACCATGCTTCTACTAGCTGTACTTATTAAAGAAGGAACAGCCCTTGCAAAAGCAGCTGGACCCCCTCGTTCCAAAGCTACCAATGGTTCAGCTAAAGAAGCCAGAGTAGCTAATGATAGCAATCTCGTATTTTGATAAGTAGAAGCAAGAATATTCATTTTTCTGCCCCAACTAGGAGCATGTTTTACAGGGTCTACTCTTTGTTGGAGAGCATCAGCAATATCATAAATACGACTTAATTCTTTTTGAGTTGCTGGTCTTCCTACTGCAGCGGCTTCATCAATTCCAGCTCGTACCAAGTTACTAAGTGTACCTTCTTTGGCTCCAAAAAGGTCAGCATAAGAAATACGTCTGGCTGCATTACTGGTATATGTAGTAAGAATATCAAAAAGATTATTATTTAGAAACGGTTCAAGTTCATTATCAGGAACATCTTTCAGGAATGTACGAGACTTCTCAATATTGCTCATCTTTTTAGTAGAACGAGGAGCTGGTCCTCCTTTACGTGGTCGTTCAAATAAATCTTTTACAATACTAGCATCTTCTACACCACTATTTTCTGAAAGCTCTTTAATAAATCCTTCTATCTGGTCCTCTTTCATTCCTTTCGAGCGTAAGAAGTTACGTCCTGTTTCAGTATTAAGTTTTCCTACTTCCCATACCCGTGGAAAATAATTCTTTCGGATATTCATAGGTAACTTGGCTAATTTAGCATCTTTTGCTACTTCATTGAGAAGAGTTCTTATTCCTGTGACAGCTTCGTTTAACTCCTGCGGTGTTCTTCCTCCTCGTAAAGCCCTGAGAATCTGAAGTTGTACCTGTTGAGGAAGAAGTTCTCGTGTAGACTCGAACATCATCCGAACACCGGGAATAGCTCTCCCAATCCCTGTTATAGTACTTTGAGGAAAGGCAGCAGTTAATTCTTTCAATGCGTTATCACGTAAAGTAGTATATTTTCCTATACGTTTGGACATTTCTTCAAAGAAATCGCCCTTATCTCCCCACCGAATACCTTTTAAATTGTCTGATTCCTCGAATGCGTGCAGCATATGTCGTAATTGACGAAAAGAAGGAGACACACGCGCCAAACCATCAAGAGAAGATATAGATTTAAATCCCAATACTTCAAGTTCCAAAGCTAACTTGTCGCCTGCTCTCTGGGCAGCAGCTCTGAATCTTGATAAGGGTCCAGTAGGAGGAGGCTGTACACCTCTTAGGCCGCTGGAAGGGATGGACTGGTCAAAAGCCTTTCCAGCAGAACTAGCCATATCTCCTTGTGGAACTGCTCTACTACCAGTAACTTCTGGTCTATAAGTAGCATTCAGTTCATCAACAAAAGAATCTCTATAAAGAGGAGTTCCTGTTTCTGCATTTCTCCAGCCGGTGGTGGTCCATTCTACTTCTCTCTTACCGGGACCATACTCCCTATTTAAGCTTAGTTGAATATCATCACCAGCAGGCTTCCCTGTTTTCTGGTCTATCCATCTAGGACGAGTACCTTCTTTTGCCAGAGCAGCTTTTGAAGGTGTTTTACCTGTTCGTACAAAGTATTCCCAACCAAAGTCTACCAAATCCTGTGAAGACATATCTTCAAAAGCTTGAGCACCCTTCCATTCATATGTAGTATTTCCTACAGTACGCACAGTTCCTTCCTGTAATCTAGGAAAAGTAACTGGTATTTTTTTACCTAGTAAAGGACTAGCAGCATCTGCTCTTGCTGCCGCATGAAGATAATCCGCTTCAGAATTCAGAGCAAAAAAAGTTAATTTCTCCCCTACCTTTTTAGCTGCTACCCTTCCTGTAGAATCATTTACCCATTGAGCGCCTACCCATGTATATTCAGCACTATCATCAGGGTCTACAGCTTTTTGTCCTTTGCGAAGAGATTTAGGGTCAGTATTATATATGGGCGGTTTTTTTCCCTGAAAAGCTTGGAAAAGTTTATGACCTGCTGCAGATATAGTACCTCCTAATACTATACCTTCTGCGAACATTTTAGCCTTCTTATCCAGTATGCTGTCATCAGGTTTAATGGCAGTGGGGCCTCCTAAGTAATCTCCAAAAGTATGGAGGTCCTTGGGGTCAGCAAACATAAAGTCAGACACGCCAAATCCAACGGCATCTGTAGCTATTTTTTGTTTTGGAGTAAGGCCCTTCCATATTTTAGATAAGTGCGGAAAAGCTCCAGTAAGTTTAGGAACTCCTCTTCCTCGTAAAAGAGCATAAGGAATAAGAAGTCCTAACCCTTCTCCAACAGCAGAACCGGGACCCGTAACGGTAAATCTTTCCTGTCCCGCGTAATATGGAGAAGGACCACGTAGAAAATCTCTGGCTCTGGCAATATGATTATCCAAAGTTTCCATGTCTTCTTCATCACCTGCCAAAGATGCTGCCCCTCGAATTGCTCTGGCAACACCTTCAGAAAAAGCATTAGCAGATTCAGTTCCAAACAGCATCAGTTTTTCTCCAGTAGTAACAGCTTCTGGTCCTCTGATTCGCTGCTTTTCAACCGCAACATCTTCAACGTGTTCTAACCACGGCTTCAGACCTTCAGGTGTCATAGCCCCTAAAGAAAAATCAAACCCCGGCGTGCGTGTATAATCAGCCATTATTTCTTAACTTGCTCCCCCTTCATAACCCACCTGCGCCTACCTCTTCTTCATCAAGTACTCTGAGTTTAGCCTCTGTCGTTAGGTCTCCTGCAGTTATCCATGCACGTATTGTCTCTGATACTTTATGAGGAGGCCAGTTTCTCCTTCTTCCTAATTCTTGAGCAAGAATTACTGCTTGTTCAATTGCAAAGAGGGGAGGAATTCTTCCTTCCGTATCAAGCCGCCCTGCCTGTTGATTTTTTGCAGCCTGAATAATAACGTTCAAAACATCTGTATCCATAGTTTGAGTTTTGGGGTCAAAAGCAAACAAGGCAAGCTCCGCCCCTTTTTGAAGATGGTCCCATTCACTCATATTTTGATGTTCAGGTGTTCCACTAAGAGCATCAGCTATTGTCCTCATACCAGCATTAAAATTATTTAGTACGGCTTTCCCCTCTGGACGCTCTACATCTACCTTAAAACCAGCAGAATTTAAACTGGTTGCCGCCAGCAAACCCATATCTCCAGAGGAGGGAGTAAACTCCTTGGGCTTTCCTCCAGCCTCTTTAAATCGAAGAAGATTTTCAATGTGTTGCTGACGACCAGCAGATTCAGCTGTCGCAGCTTCCTTCGCCATCATGAAGTCCATAGCTTGTCTGCTAGCTCTCTCTTCACCAATTCCTGCTGCACCAGCATTTGCTGCCGTTATAAGAAGGTCAGCGATGGTTGGCTGATTAAAGGCACCCAGACCACCTCTTGCACTTTGAGCTGCCTGTAATTGCCCCTGAACCGCTTGAGAAGCAGGTCCAAAGCCTGCAGTCCACACAGGTCTGTCTTTTTGTTGTTGCTGGTAGTCTGTTATAAGTTTAGCATACTTTTCGCTTGCAGGTCCCATCGTCCCGTCGTAAGCTGCCTGGGACTCTATTAAAGCTTGTAATTCATCAGGTTGTCGTAGAGACTGATATCTATCTGGACTATCAAACTCAAAATCACCTTTTACTATTAACTCGTCTACAGCTGATGAATATTCTGGAACAGTAGGGTCGTCGCGAGGGTCCTTTCCTAGCCCATAATCTTCGCTGGAATATCCGGGTCCTGCTCCTTCAGGCCATGACTCTGTTGTAGCATAGGTTTCCGCGTCTTCAGGTCTCTCAGTAGCCCGTTTCTGTTGG